TCTCCTATCTATAATAAGAATATACATACCGCGGCGGATAAATACAAGAGAAAAAAGGACTTTTTTTAAAAAAAATTTGTTTTGCTTTAAAATCAATAGGTTAGCAGATTTTTACAAAAAAAGCTGGATAAGGGCTTGAAACCCGCGAAAATATGCTTATATTAATATTATGACATTTACGAAAGGATTTAAAATGTTTGGATATATTGTTCGCGAAACCGAAAAAGCTGTTGCCTTTGTTCAAGAGGGCAAATTTGCGGGCGTCGAGGTCAAGGCGCTATGGGTTCCACGGTCTAAAATCAATTCTATGGTTGAGCGTGATAGCTATTCGCCAAGCATCCAGCTTGCCGGTGAAAAAATCCGCCGCTTTGGAATTCCAACGGATCTTGAAATTGATCCAGCATTTTTAGAAAAGATTGGGGTTTAATATGAAAATCGCAAAGCGTAAACCCCAAACACCTCAGCCCGTAAAAAGGGCTGACGGTTCATGGTTTGTTCCATCTCGCCGTTGTTCGTCAACAATCAACAATAAAATTTCTAGCAGCTTCAAAGGGGTTAAAAAATGACCGATCTAGATATTATAAAGTATCACCTGGCTACAAAAGAGTTTTGGTTAGGTATAGTTGTAACTCTACTAGGTACGCTTGCAATATGGGTAGCAGTACAACTTGCAGCTGAGTTCTTGTAAAAAGCGTGCAAAATCAATAGCTTAGCGGCAGGGCCGCCCCGACCGCTAAGTAGTTGATTTTAAACAGTTTTTTTAGGGTTGCAAAGCAATTAAAACTATGCGATAAACTTATATAAGATAACAAAGGAGAAAATCTTATGACTACATTTTACACCGCTGGAAAAGTTTGGCACAATAAAAAATTTCAAAATCTGCGTGATGATCTAGGATACGCTGTAAAAGCTCGCTGGATTGACCTAGAAAATGATAGTGATTTTGTGCAAAATCAAAAAGATCAGCTCTGGAATTTGTGCTATGAAGATGTTCGGGATAGTGATTTCTTGCTGCTATATTGTGAAGATTTTAACGAAGAACAACGCGGCGCGTTGGTTGAAATTGGAATGGCTTATGGTTGCGGCAAACCAGTATATGCGATAGGTAAGTGTGCAAGCATTGCTCCTAATGCAATCTCTGATGTTGCCTTTACCCATTTTAAAAACTGGACATGGTTAGAAACCACTGATCTAGTAGAAGGTGCGGATCAAGCTATTGCTATGCACGAAGGAAAGCAAAAGGCCCAGCGCCTTGTTAGTATGTTTAAAGATTTTAGAACTGTTGGAACAGTACAATCGGAGGTTGCATAAATGCCTTATATTCCCGTAGAAGATCGTTCACGCGTTGATGAAGCTGTAATGGATCAAGGGTGCCAATGGGTACCCAACAACGCCGGAGAACTAAACTGGCTAGTATCTAGCTTTATAAATAACTTTTTAGAGGTGCATGGTGTACGTTATGCGTATCTGAATGAAATGATGGGCGCGCTAGAGTGTTGCAAGCTAGAGCTGTACCGCAAGGTAGGTGCGCCTTATGAGGAAATAAAAGAAGCTGAAAATGGTAAAGCATATTCAGTTGAAATGCAAGGGGCAGATTACTAACGCCCAGCGCCTAATAACCCTTTAATATCAAAGGGTTAGAGGGCGCGGCCCCCCGCGCGCTAAGTGCTTGATTTTAAACACTTTTTTAGTGCTTGACGCTAACAGAATAAAGGCGTATGGTTTCTTATAGTCAATTAAAAGGAGTATTCATGGCTACTAAAACTGTAAATTATACTACCGCACAAGTTGATCAAATTATCAACATGTACAAGCAATCAGGTAACGAATCTCTTCCAGAGATTGCTGCAGCTGTCGGTAAGTCAGTGCGTTCTGTACGTTCTAAACTAGTACGCGAAGGCGTATACTCGGCTACCCCTAAGCCGAAACGGTCTTCAATTGATAAAGGACCTACTAAAAAAGAACTGCTTAATGAGCTCGAGCAGGTGTGTGGTTTTGATGTCACACCTCTGTCTGGTGCTACTAAAGAGGGGTTGCTTTCGCTAATCTCTTTTGCTAAAAAAATGGGAGAAGCTTAGGCTTCCCCACCACCCTTTTAGGAGATATTTATGTCTGTAAAAACTGCTATATGTTACGATGAGTGCGGCACGGAAGTTTCTATCCAAGTCGAAGGCTATCACCAGATACCCGAAGAATGGCGGTTCTGTTACTGGCAAGAGTTCAGCGATCGGGAGCTTGCTGAGTGGAGGCTAGAGCAGGAGCAAGACTGGCCCTAGCCTCCAAAAAAACCTTTAATATCAAAGGGTTAGCCGCACCGCCAAAAAAGTGTGTAATATCAAGGGGTTAGCAGGGGGGTCGCCCCGCTCGCTAAGTTATTGATTTTAAAGGGTTTTTTAATTCAAATAAAATGCTAAGTGATTGAAAACAAACGATTCTTTTCTGTTGACTTGAGCTGATTTATTCTTTATAAGTTATACATAAGGAGAATTTACTAATGATTAAAAATATTTCTATCTTTGATTTAGACGGAACCTGTGTTGATAGCTCGCATCGGCAAGCTACTCTTTCAGATGGTACGCTAAACTTGGCGGCTTGGTTTGCCAACGCTACGCCTGAAAAGATAGCTCAAGATAAGCTGCTTCCTTTAGCTAAGGAAATCAGCAACCGTAAAGATAAGGGTGATTATGTTATAATCTGCACTGCTAGAAATATGTCTAGCGCAGATTATGAATTCTTAAAAAAGAATAACATGGTTGCTCACAAGATTATTTCTCGCCCTGTGGGAAATATGGAAGCAGACGGATCACTTAAGGCGAAACAGCTTTCATCCTTTTTAAGCCTCCGCCAGTTTAAAAGAGCTTCAAAAGTGATGTTTGATGACGCGCAAAGTGTCCGTTCTGCTATCCGAAAAATTGGTATTGCGGTACTAGATCCCGCAAAACTCAACTAGAGGTTGTTATGGAATATACTCACGAATTAATGTTAGAATGTCACGAAAAACGCATGGGAGGAAATATGCGACACTTAATGATAACACGGCCAGATGGTGGCATCTGTGATTGCTATGGAGAGATCGAAGAAAATAGCAATTTTGAAGTCGTATGCTACGACGAAGAAAATGATGGAATTTGGGCGACGGGAAACCATGACACCAATGAACCATTTAAAGATTGGCAAGAAGCTGTTAAATGGCTATGCGAAAACCTTGACTCACGGATTGAACAGCTAACCGCTGTTTAATCCTTTAAAAACAAGCACTTACGGGCAAGGGCGCCCCGGCGGCTAAGTCATTGATTTTAAACGATTTTTAAATTGAAAAAAAATGCTAAGTCCTTGTTTTTAAACGATTCTTTTCTCTTGCATTCTGCTTATTTTAAAGCTATAAATATTATATTAACCCTCAAACAAAAGGAGGCCAATTATGGCTACATCTAAAACTGCAAATTACACCACCGCTCAAGTCGAGCAAATCGTTTCTATGTATGCTGATCTCGGCAACGAAGGTCTGCAAGATATCTCTGACGCCGTGGGCAAATCTGTCCGGTCAGTTCGTTCGAAACTCGTGCGTGAGGGTGTTTATGTCGCCACCCCTAAAGCCGCTGCACCTAAGCGGGATCAAGGCCCGACCAAAAAAGAGCTGTTAAATCAGCTTGAAGAAATGGTTGGTTTTGATGTTACTCCACTTTCGGGGTCAACCAAAGAAGGTTTGCAATCTCTGATTGCATTCGCCTCTAAGGTGGCATAAACCAGAGGGGGCAAGGTTGCAGCCTTGCCCCTTTTTACTTGACACTGAAAAAAGTGTTTAATATCAAACACTTACGGGGCGGGGCCCCCCGCGAGCTAAGTCACTGAAAACAAACGCTTTTTTAGTTAGCAGAAAAATGCTAAGTCCTTGTTTTTAAACGATTCTTTTTATTTGACAGTTGAATGTTTTTGCTTTACACCTATAAGGGTAAAGCATACAGGAGAATTTACAAATGCCTTTCAAACCTACTCTTTTCGTTGTAACCGACATTGAAACCACCATGCGCAAGCGTATTGCTTTTGATGTTGCTTGGCGCATTGTTGACCGAAAAGGTCGGGAATATGGTTCTGGCTCTTATGTTATCCGTGAAGCCTTCAAGCTTGATCTGCCTTTCTTCGCTGAAAAAATGGGTCATTATTTTGATGATGCTTATAGCCACAAAATTGTGCCTGCCTCTATTGATGACGTTCGCGCAGAATACAACGCGCAAATTAATGCGCTTGCTGCTGCCGGTCATAAAGTCATTTTATGCGCTTACAATGCACGTTTTGATTTTACGCATCTGCCGCGCACTTTGCAAGTTTTGCATAATGACGACTCTGCGCGTTGGTTAGATAATGCTTTTCCGCTGCTCGATATTTGGGATTTCTGGGGTCAGAGCGTTCCTCTTAATTATCGCGCCAATCCTTCAAAGTCTGGCAAATACTTTTCAACGTCTGCGGAAAGCGCCTACCGTTGGGAATTCATGCAAGAAGATTTTGAAGAAAGGCATATTGCGTGGCAT